AGTTTCATGAACTCTTAAGTCAATATTATCCTTTGAATCAATAAAAATATCATCACCTGAGCCTGTGGTTTTTATTACCAAATCTCCTGTGGTATTTTGTAAAGTTCCGTTACTGCCAGAGTGTGTGATATTCATATCACTGTCTGTACCAAAGACAGCAAATCCATCATCATTAAAGATGATTGAATTAGCATCCTGATCGAAAGTTATATCAACACTTGCACCCTTAAATTTAAGAGCTTGGAATCCTGCATCTACTAATGTAGCATCACCATCAAATCTCTTATTAGGCTGTAATGCTGATTCATAAGCATCATAAATCTCTTGAGTTGTTACAATCATGTCTGGAGTATCATTATCAATTGTACAAGCACCATACATTTGTGTCATTTTCTTAACACCTTTTGCAACTGCACCAGTTGAAGTTGGTGCTATAAATTCATCCCAAGTCATTGCTGATGATGTGTTATCAGTTCCTAATGCAAATGATGCAAAATGAGAGTTCCACCATTGATATGTATCAGAATTAATTCCACCTAATAATCTATTATAACCAATAATAGAATTATCTACATTACCTGGTGCATGAAGTACAGTATTATCTGTAAAACTTTCAATTATACCACCACCACCTAATGCTGATGCATCACTAGCTGTATAATCTCCATCTGCCACAGCACCAGTTCCTACCAATGAAGTAATATCATTTGCACTTGGTTCTGCATTAGCAAATAATTTATCTCCAAAAAGGTCTTTAAGAGATTTCTCAGCATTCTTCATTTTACTTTTAAGTAAACTAAGAACTTGTGAGTCACCTGCATTTTTTAATTCCTCTTCACCAGAGATAGTTACAGTTGCATATGCTTGTTTCCAATTCCACTCTGCTGATGTGATAGGATCACTTGGTGTAGTATCCAATACATCATATCCAGAATAAAATCCTTGTGCTGAATTTTTACCATATTCCAATGGAGTAATAATTTTCTTTCCACCATCTAACTTCTCAGCATTCTTTAATAACTTAAAAGTTAAGACATTGGAATTAAATATATTATCCACCATAACAGGTAAAAACTTCTCTTTTGTAATAGCTGATAAGCTATCATAATTAAGGCTCATTTTTTTCCTTTCATAGGGTTAACTAATGAGAGTTGGAGTAAACCTTAAATATTTAAGCTAAATATAGTTTTACTGAAAATATTTAGCTATATCAGGATTATCCAATGTAATATCCCTATAATTTTTAGGCTTGAATGGTGTTGTGTTTTGTTTTGCACCTATTTCAGACTTATCAATTATCTTTGATTGGGATCTCTCTTTATTTTCTTCCATTTTTTTATAGTGGGATAATCTTTCAGTGAGCTTATCATGACTCCATAGCTTAAATCCTACATCCAGGTCCAAGATTTCATTATCATCTACAAATTCTAAGAATTCCATAGAATTACCATCTTTAAACATATCTGAATTGTTTTTAATTATGTTATCAAGTTGAGACTCTAACACTTGTACATTTTTATCAACTTCCAAATTACTCAATCTCTCATCTATATCATTTAAATGATTATTTTGAGGTTCTTCTTGAGGTTCTTCAGTTTCTTGTTCAAGTGCTTTTTGAAGTTGGAGATTGTTCCATTCTTCAGGATTTTCAAAGAAATAATCTTTTATATACTCCTGTAATGCAGGATCTTTCTCAAACTTTTGAGAGAACTTATTCCACTTTGATAGTTCCTGTGCTTTTTGGGTATTGGATTTCTGCCAGTCTTCTTTATTTTTACTGTCTTGCATCCATCCATAAATATCCTCTGCTGAATATTCATTCCCTTCAAACTCAAAAACCATCTCAGAATCATCTGTATCATCTTCTACAGATTCTACCTCTTGTGATTCTGTGTTGACAGATTCCTCTGTCTTAACTTCCTCCTGAGTTGCTTCTGGTGAAGGCTCTTTGGATTCTGTTTCTGTGCTTAAAGATGCCATCTCTTCAGCACTTATTTCTACATCTCTGTAGTTATCTACCATTCTAGACTCCTTTGGTTGGTCTATCTGTTATATAAAGGTTTGGCATTTTGTTTCTTGGCAATGCCTTTTAATTTTTCTTTTTTAGCCATATCCTGGATTTTAGGATCATTAGACTGAAATGCACTTTCAATACATTCTTTGTTTACAGTACCATAACCATTCATTTTACACCAATCATTCAGGTTGCTGATTGCCATATCCCATCATCTCCCTTAATCTTAGTTGTGCATCCATGATTTCATCTTCATTAGTTGAAGTTTGAAGTATCTCCTGATCTTTAGCCATTTGCTCTTTAGCCATTCTTTTTTGTTCAATTATTTCCTCCAATATATCACCTGAAATATCTTTATTATGCCATCTCCAAAACTGTTCTGGAGTTATAACACCTAGTTTGAGATAGTCAATTGCTTGATCAATTCTAGAGGCTCTTGACTCAGGCATTGTACTACCAGGAACATATTTAAAATCCATATCAGCATCAATGTCATATGGGTTGTACTCATTAAATGAATACTGTCCATCTTCCACAGTTCTAATAGAAATAGTGTCAGTAAAGTTGTATTTAATAATATGAAGAGCATATTTATACATATCAATAACTGCATCTGTACCTACTTCCCTCTCTTTAACTCTTATAATTTGTTGTGATGCCTCCTGTAACTGCTGAATAGCTCTGGATGCAGTAACTCCAGTAGGTCTTCTACCCTGTGTAATGTCATGTACTCCTGACACTGTATCTTGTAGTGTTAACATTTGTTGTACAAGATTTAGTGATGATGTATTAAATCCCACAGGAGATAATCTGTCTGGTTTTTCATGTGGACCATTAGTCCAAAATATTTGTCCTGGTTTATCAGTAGGTCTATTACCATGTGTCTTAGCCATAGATTTAGGCAGTACCCATGCAGGATTTCCATGCATAATTAAATTATCTACTGTTTGGGACATTGCTATTGCTGTACCTATTGCTAAT